CAGAAAGAAACGTACTTTCTAAGCAGGATGTTATCTCAGTTGATTATCACAGTACTTATCACATCATGGGTACTAAGTGGAATGATGCTGGTGACAACCCAACAAACTCTGACTTAGGTGCAAAAGCTAAGTGGGCATTAACATACGATGCTGACTTAATACCTATGGTTCAGTTAACAGTTAATACACCACTTGATAATACAACTCTTTAATAGTTAACATTAAATTGTGGTCATCAAACCTCATCAATTATTGGTGGGGTTTTTTCTTTACGCTACAATAAAAATAAATTACCTTATAGATCGTGGCAGCTACCATAATTGCAACTTTAAAAAGTGAAACAGCTAATAGTTATGTCACTTTGTCTGAAGCTAATGATTACTTCGATACCTCCCCAGACTCTTCAACTTGGACAAACAAAACAGATGATCAGAAAAAAAGAGCATTAATATCAGCTACAAGATGGATTGATACTTTAGTTTTTTATGGAGATAGATGTGATGATAGTCAGGCATTAAAGTTTCCTAGAAATAATTATCAGGTAGATGGAGTAGAGTTAGCTTGTACTGCAATACCAAATAATATTAAATATGCACAATATGAATTAGCCAGAGCATTGGCAAATGATACTGATGCAATTACTGGAACTACTGGTAAAGATGGTAATTTTGAAGAAGTTGCTCTTGGTGATCTTAGAGTTAAATATAATACTGATAGTCAGGGAACTGGGTCTGTAAATAACATTCTTGACGTTTATCCGTGGCTACAAAGTTATCTTGGAGCATATCTTTTAGGTGGTGCTGGTAGTTTTCAACTTAGAGTGGTTAGAGGATAATGGCAGGACAATTAGATTCATTATTTAAAAACGCAGCTAAAAGTGTTGTATCTCAATTAGGTGCATCACAAGATTACAGTATTACTTATACAAAGAAAGCATCTCCTTCTTACAATACTTCTACGGGAGCTTTGACTACAACTGATACTAGCTACAGTATTAAAGTTCCAATATCATTTATCAGATCAGAAGAAGAAACTGGTCAAGAGATGAGACAAGCGAGACTCTATATAACACCAGATCAAATTGGAGATAATCAAGTTGATATGGATGACGAGATTACATTAAGTTATGCTGGTTCAAATAGAGTTGCACAGATAGTTGATATTGATACAAAAAGAGGTGGACAAGTTTACCTATTTGCTATTTTGGTGCGATTCTAATGCCTGTTACTAAAAGATTAGAAGATTTACCTAAAGATTTAGATCGTAAAATTAGTGCGGACTTTAATGAGTTGTTACAAGAAATTCATACAGACTTATCAACAAAAGGTGTTCAACGAAAAAAAATGCCAGTATGGACAGGCTTTTTTGCTTCTAGTTGGAAAATTCAAGGAACTGCAATTATTCCAACAGATAAGGTAGAAAATTACGAACCCTGGGCAACTATAAAAAGAGAGGCTTCATTAGAATTTTTTAGGACAGGTAAATCTTCACGACCTAAGAATCCTGAAATTAATCCAAGATTTCCTATTGGCGAAGAACAAAGAATTTTTAATTATAAAAAACCTGTTTATATTGGAAATAAAGCGGTTTATTCAATATATGTTTTAGAATCTGGTGAATTACAAGAATATATAGGAGGATTAGGTTTAAAAGTAAAACAAAAAATGACAGATAAAAATAAAGTACGATTTGGACAACTATATACTACAAAAGGTTTTGGATCAGTTAAACCAAAAACTATTGTTTCTTATTAAGACTTTTTATTATGACCTTAGTAAACACCAGAGCAGCATTTGAAAAAGCAGTAACAGATGCAGTTGCAGCAGCAGATAATACTGTTGAGATGGTTTATGACAATGTTCATTACACTACACCTGGAAAAAGTACAAAATATATTTTGATGAGTTTGAACTTTACTCAATCAACACAGCAGAATCAAGGAGCAGCTTCAGATTATTATGCTGGTGTCATTCAATGTAATGTTTACGTTCCAAAATCAAAGGGTACTTCTGTTTTATCTTCTATTTCTGAAGCTGTAATTGATGGGCTTACTTCAGTAAATGCTTCAGATTATTCAGATACTTTCAGTTGCAAACCTAGAGTATTAGATATAAATGGTCCAACTCCATTGGAAATAGAGGATAGAAGTCATTTCATTGGAGTAATATCTTGTCAATTTTCAGCAAACGCCTAGTATAATAGAATAGCAATCTAATAAATTTATGGAAGCGATTGAACTACTCAAGAACAAGTTTGGTGTTCAACAAAAATATTTGTATGAATTGAAAGAAGGAGATGTAACAGTTTTAGAGATTTACTGGAATCCATTGACTATTGCAGAAAGAGAAATGATTGTTAGTAAATCTGGAGATGGTGGAACTAATGATGATTTTGCATTAAATCTTATGATTACAAAAGCATTAGATAAAGATGGTAAAAGATTATTTCAAGATGGTCACAAGGCTTCGTTACGAAGAGAAGTAAATGCAGGAATTTTGCAGGATATTCAACTTGCAATGTTAAATTCTGGTGTTGAATATAAACTGGAGGAAGCGAAGGCAGATTTAAAAAGCTAGAAACGATTGGTTTTTTATGTTTTTCTTAGCTTCAGAGTTAGGAATGACAATTCAAGAACTTACCAGTAAATTAACGCAAGAAGAATATATAAATTGGCTTGCTTACTATGAGCTTAAGAAAGAATATGAAGATAAGGCTTATGAAGATGCAAAGAATAAATCACAAGCAAGAAAACGCTAAAAGCGGTACACTAAAATAAAGTTTTGTTTTTACTGTGGCCGAATACGGAGTAAATATAAATTTAAGAGTAAAAGGTCAGTCTGGTCTTGATAGATTAAATTCAAAAGTAAAAGAATTAACAAAAAGTGTAGATAATATTCGCCAGATAGACATAATGAATCCTCGAAATACAGGGGGTGCAGGAGGAGCAGGTGCTCGTAATGAATTGAAGAAATATAGGCAAGATATGGAAGATATTGTCAAGGCAGTTAATAAAGCTCAAGGAGCATTTGGTAAAACAGCTAATGCTCAGTTTGCAGTATCAGATGCTTTAGAGGAATATACAAACAATTTAGAAATTGGAACTAAAAAACATAAAGAAGCATTAGCAGCAACAAATAAGCAAAATGCAGCCTTAGGCCGAGAAACAATTTCAATTAATAAAAATACGGAGGCACAGATTAAAAATAATAAAGCACAAGCTCAAGGAAATAAACTTGATAAATTTAACAATAAAAGTAATAAAGCAGCATTAACAAGCGGACTTATTTCTGGTGCGTTTCCATTGTTATTTGGACAAGGTCCGCTTGGAGGTGCTTTTGGTTTTGCTGGTGGTTTTGCAGGAACTAAAATTGGTGGACAAATGGGAGGTTTTGCAGGGGGTCTTGTTGCTACTGCTGTTCTTCAACAGTTAACAACTCTTGCACAAAATATGTCAGAGCTTGGCAAGGCATTTGATGAGCTAAATCCTAACGTTCAAGCTGTTACTGGTGCTTTAGGTTTAGCTGGCTCTGTAGAAGAGAAAAGGCTTTTATTAATAGAAAAAACGCATGGTGCTCATGTTGCATTAGCGATGGTCACTGAGGAAATGAATCAGGTTATAGGAGAGCAGGGAGTTAAAAATTTAACAGAGTTTGCAGAAGCTAGTCGTTTAGCTGGAAATCAATTTAAAAAAGCAATGACAAGAATACAAGCAGCTATCGCTCCATTTATGTCAATGTTTTTAGTTGATGCACAAAGAGCAGAAAATAAACGACTTGCAAATCTAACAGGAGATAAACAGCTTACAGATATGAGAAGTGAGCTTGAAATATTAGAAGGAACTACTGTATCAGGAAGAGCAGCTAATAAAAACAGACAAGATCGAATAAATACATTGAAATCTGAAATTTTAGCAAGAGAAGAACTTTTAGCAAAAACAGGAAAACAAATAGAATTAGAAAAATTTAGAAATCAACAATTTGATTCTGCAACAAAGAGTTTAGAAGATCAAAATATGTTCTTGCAGAATCAACTTTTACTGGGTCAACAAGGAGCAGAAATTGAAAAATTAAAACTTGCAACAGCAAACGAAATGGGAATTGCGGTTAAAGATTTAACACCAGAGCAAGTAAAACAACTTGAAAATCTTATAAAAACAAGAGATGAATTACAAAAATTAAATGAATTATATTCAAGCATTGCTTCAACAGTAGAAACAGGTCTTGTTGATGCAATTCAAGGTGCAATAAATGGTACTCAAACTCTTGGACAAGTTGCTAGTAGTGTCTTTAATAAAATACAAAGATCACTTCTTGATTATGGTGTCAATTCTTTACTTAGCAACATACCTGTAATTGGTGGCTTATTTAAAGCTGAAGGTGGCCCAGTAAAAGGCGGAAGCAGTTACATTGTTGGAGAAAAAGGTCCAGAAATGTTTACTCCAGGTGTATCAGGAATGATTACACCAAACCATGCTCTTGGAGGATCTACAAACGTAGTAGTAAACGTAGATGCTTCTGGCTCGGCTGTCTCAGGAGATGAACGAGAAGGTAGAGAACTTGGTCAAGTTATTTCGGCTGCTGTACAATCAGAATTAATTAGACAAAAAAGGCCAGGAGGACTGCTTAGATAATGGCTACTTTTGATGATACAACTGTAGGAACTTCATCTGGTGGAACGACACCTACCTATGGATTAACCAAGAGTTCCGCACCAAATATCCGCACTACAGTTTTCGGTGATGGCTTTGAGCAACGCACCACCTTTGGCCTTAACCAAAATCCCAAAGTATTTAATCTTACTTTTGAAAAGTCTGAATCAGATGCAGATGCAATAGAAGCATTTTTAGATGCTAGAGCTAAAGTTGCTGAAAGTTTTACTTTTACACCACCTGGCGAAGGAACTACAAAAACTGGAACTTATTCACAGTCAGATTTAACTGTAACGATAACAATTCCTGCGGGTCACGGACTTGAGGTAGGAGATCAGGTCACCATTACCTACACTTCTGGATCGGCAGCCGATGGTAATTTTACAGTAAAAACAAAAACAAATTCTACAATTTTTGTCGTCACGGCTGCTGCTGCTGCAACTCCCACTCCCACTGGAAATGTAAGTGTTATAAGATCAAATCAATTTATGTGCGAAACTTGGTCAAAATCTATACCATATAACAATAGAGCTACTATTCAAGCTACCTTTAGACAAGTATTTGAACCTTAATGACTACAGTTCCATTTACCGACCTTCAAGCTGTTAATCCATCAGCAATTATTGAATTATACGAAATTGCTTTTGATTCAACACTACACGGCTCGTCTGATATATTAAGGTTTCATAATGGGACATCATTGGTTAGAAATGGTGATATAAAGTTTGCGAGCAATACTTATACAAAATTTCCTATTGAATGTAAAGGTTTTGAATATACCGCAAAAGGTCAATTCCCAAGACCAACAATTACTGTTAGTAATGCAAGTGGTTTTATAACAGCAACATTACTAGCTATTACTGGTATAGCTAAGGATTTAGTGGGTGCTAAATTTACAAGGATAAGAACTCTTGCAAAGTTTATTGATGCTGATAACTTTGCAGATGGAACAAATAGTACAGCTTCACCTTCTACTAAATTTCCCGATGAAATTTATTTTATTGATAGAAAAATGACAGAAAATAGAGAAGTAATTCAATGGGAAGCTGCAAGTGCTTTAGATTTGACAAACGTAAAAATTCCAAAAAGAATTACAGGTATAGAATTATTCCCTTCTATTGGTAAATATGTAGGATGACCTGGAAGGAAGAAGCGTTAGAACACGCAAAAAGTGAATCACCTTTTGAATCCTGTGGTCTGCTTATTGTATTTGAAGGTAAGGAAAAATATTGTCCATGCAAAAATTTAGCTGAAGAAAAGACAGATCAATTTATTATCGACCCAGAAGATTGGATTCGTTATGAAGATCAAGGAGAAATTTTAGCTGTTGTGCACAGTCATCCTTTTGATACCTGTTTCCCAAGCCAAGCGGATCTAGCTTCCTGTGAGTATTTAAATTATCCGTTTTACATAATCGGACTTTATGACAACTTGTGGCATAAATTTGAACCTAGCGGTTACAAAGCACCTTTATTGGGTCGTACATGGGTATGGGGTTCTCAGGACTGTGCTTCTCTTGTTTATGCATGGTATCGAGAAAAAAGAAATATTATTTTAAAAGACTGGGCAAGACCTAAATCTGTAAAAAATTTTTATAAAGAAATGAATTTTGCTGATTTAATAGAACAGACAGGATTTAAAAAACTTAAGAAGGATCAACCTTCACAGGCAGGAGATGTAATATTATTTGGGGAAAATGATAACCAGCAGACTCATATAGGTTTATATATTGGAAATCAAACTATGCTTCATCATGAGATAAGAAAATTGAGTTGTAGAGAGTTTTATGGTAAAAATTGGTTAGAATTAACTTTAGATAGGTATAGGTATGCGTAACAAAATTACGATATATGGTGATCTAGCAAAAGTTGTAGGAAATAGAGTATTTCATGCCAAGATTAATAATGCTATAGATGCTTATAGGTTTTTAAAATGCAATTTTCCAGAACTACAAACTTATATGCTTGAGAAAAATTATATTGTAAAAGTAGGTGATAAAAATATTAATGAAACTGAATTATTTTATCCTGTAGGAGATGATGATATAAAAATCGTACCAATAGCATCGGGATCTGGAAAGGTTGGAAAAGTAATAACAGGTGGTCTTTTGATAGGTGCATCCTTCCTTTTCCCTGGTGCAGGATTATTTGGAAAGTCTGCTTTTGGAGCATTTGGCCCATTAAATCCAGGTGCTATTGGAGCCTTAACTAAAGTTGGTAGTGCTTTAAGTGGAATCGGTGCTGCAATGGTTTTGGGTGGTATAGATCAAATGATTACACCTACACCAGAGGATTTTCAAACAGATATAGGTAGTGGTGCTAATGCTAATGCTGGTAAAAGTATGACCTTTAATGGCATTGTTAACTCTAGTGCTTCTGGTATCGGGATTCCAATATGTTATGGAGAAGTATTTACTGGATCTATCGTAGTATCTGCTGGTATAGATACTACACAAAAAGTAGGTAACGCAAAACTAAAAGGTAACGCATAGTATGACAGGACTTAATAAGTTAATCGGTGGACTAGACGGAACTATAAGTTTTGAAAGTGATGCCGTAGAGTTTAAGAAAAAGGTTGGTCAAAAACTTATTAGTCAATCTTTTCTTAAATTAATTGATGTAATATCAGAAGGTGAAATAGAAGGTTTCCCAACGCCATTAAAATTAGGAATTGAAAGACATACTTTAAATTATAAAATTGCATCTTTAGCGGATATATTTTTAGGAAAGACACCTATTTTAAAAACACCTACTGTTCCTAGTATTCAAGAGATTATCGACAACTATGAAAAATTAGGTACTTTAGGAAAGAAAAAGAAAGCAGCCTTAAGTGCTACAACACTTGAAGCGTTTAATTTTTCAGATATTGTTGCAGATTTTCAATTTGGTTCTGCTGAAACTGATGATGATGGCAAAATTGTAAATAAATTCAAGGCAAACTGGTCATCTAGTTCTGCTTCTGATGGTGATACTCAAGGTGTTATCACTATTACTAATAATCAGACATCTACTTGCGTTCCACAAATTGCTAAAGGCGACAGCATAAAATTAAACTTTATAACGAAAACTGCAACTCCAAGTGCAGTAAACCTAACTAAAAAATTTGCAACTTATACATCTGCTTTGGTTAATGATGATGGAGAATCAATAGTAACAGTAGATACTCTTGATGGAGAAGGAGGCAGTGCTGCTGCTCATGGTTTTACTGCTGACCAAGAAGTTTATATAAATTTCACCTCTGGCACTTTAAACTCACCAACTGATAAAGATGGCAGATATAAAGTTAAATTAATTAGTGGTAATGATAATAGTTTTGAATTAATTGTAGGTGGAGCGAGTATTGCGACATCTGGAACCGCAACTGTAAGTGCAGATACTAATGATGGATTTTACAAAGTCATAGAATCTGACCATAAAAATGAATTTAAGGTAAGATTTTTAAATACCGATGGTGACCCAAAAACTTTAGTCAGTGATAGTGGAACAGTTGGAGTAGAAAAAATAGCCAACGTACCATTTACAGGAGTAGAAGATACAGAGTTAAATTTAAGTTTTGTTAATTACGGAACAATAGTAACAAAAAATGTACCACAAAGTTTTCAAATACAAAAAAGTCCTTTAACAGAAGAAGTGCTTGCTAATGATCCAGATAGTCCTGGTTTTAATAGATTAAAAGTCACTTTAAACTGGAACGCACATTTTAAGGTTGGTAGTGGCGGTGTAGCCAAGAATATAACAAAATATAGAATATCAATTATTGATGCTAATAATGTTGAATATGATTATGTTGAAGGTGATAATGTTTTTCTTACAAAAGGAGAAAAGAAAGGTGTTAGTACAGATCCTAGCCAAATAGTATTAGTAGGAAAGACAAAAAAACCATTTAAAAGAGATCATGTAATTAATTTTGGAACATTATTAGAAGTTGGAGATAATGACACTTCAGTATTACCAGCTTTTCCAATTACTGTAAAAGTTGAAAGGTTAAATGCTTCAACTAGCAAGAATGAGTTTAGTGTTAGCAAAATATCTAAACTGTTTGACAAAAAACAAAAATTTAGTGATTTAGCTGTCGCAGCTTTACGTTTTGATGGTCAAGCCTTTAATAGCGTTCCATCAAGAATGTATAGAATCCGTGGTATGCGTGTACGAATACCAGATGAAGATGATGCTGGTTTAAAACCTACTGTCGATATTAATAATGGAAGAGTTGTTTATCCAAGTGGTTACAATTTCGATGGATCATTAACACATAAATGTGTTTGGACAACAGATCCAGCTTGGATTTTGCTAGATGTCATGCTTTCTAAAAGATATGGGATAGGAGATCACATAGCTCTAAGTCAGGTTGATCTTTTTTCTCTTTATGAAATTAGCAAGTATTCTTCTACGTTAGTACCTGTAGGAAAAGATGGTATAGAAGGTGAGATGGAGCCACGCTTCAGTCTTTCGGCAACCATAAGAAATAGAGAAGATGCTTTTAAAGTTATTGCTGATATTACGAGTGTTTTTAGAGGATTTGGTTTTTGGAGTGCAGGATCATTAAGTTTCAGTCAAGATAGAGGAAATTTAGATCCTGAGTATCTGTTTAACTTAAGTAATGTAACGGCAGAAGGATTTTCATATTCTGGTACAAGTTTAAAAACAAGAGCTAATATAGTTACTGTCAGTTATTTTGATAATGAAACAAAACAAAAGGCATATGTAACTGTAAAAGATAATGCAGCAAATGTTGGATCTGGTTTAGAAACATTTAATAAGTTTGGAGAAGTTCACAAAAAAGTAGCAGCTTTTGGCTGTACATCAAAAAGTCAGGCAAGAAGAGCAGCAAATTTTATTCTGTATGAAAACAACCGAAGTGTAGAAACTGTTTCGTTTACAACTGGATTAGCTGGAGGTGTAATTGTAAGACCTGGAATGAGAATCAATATAACTGATCCAATGAAAGCAGGATTGAGAAGAGGTGGCAGACTATCTGTTACCAACCTGATTGAAGGTACTGTAAAAAATAAAGTGATAGTAGATGATAGTGCAAATACAAGTTTGCCCAGTTCTGGAGATATAAGTATTATGATTACCACTCCAAACGCTGATACTGGTATTCAGGAGGCCACTTTAGAAACAAAATCTATTTCAAGTGTCGATGGAAATGTAATAACTGTCAGTAGTGACTTCACAACAAAACCAGAACCAAATGCTGAGTACTTAATATCGGACTCTACAGTATCTCCAACAACATGGAGAGTTCTTACTGTTACTGAAGATAAAGATGTCTATGCAATTACAGCTATTAGTTATGACGTTAATAAGTATGACTTTATAGAAAATCCTGATGATGGTATTCCAGATCCAGAACCAGTAACTATTATTAATAATCAAACAAGTGCACCTACAGGATTAGAATTAACAGAAGAGTTTTATTCTGAAGAAGGAAAAATAAAAAATAAACTTATCATTGAATGGAATCAAACAGAAGGTGCAAAAGATTATCTAGTACAAATCTCATCACCAAGTCAAACTGATCTTGAAATATATGTAAATGAAACAGCTTTTACTGTTTTCGATGCAGAGCTAGGTGAATATGATGTATCGGTTTCCTCTAGGAACACTACAGGTTTATTATCAGCAGGATCAGCAGATGCAACAAAGGAAATTGTAGGAAAAACTACACCACCAGATGATTTAGCTGGATTGACTGTTGAACCCGTTGATAAAAACTTTGTGCGTTTAGCTTGGGAAAAATCAAATGATGTAACTGTTATAAACGGAGGCAGGGTTTATATAAAACATAGCAATCTTACAAGCGGAGTTACTTTTCAAAATTCAACTCCGATAGTAGATGCTGTCCCTGGTACGTCTACAGATGCTATCGTCCCAAAAATAGCTGGAACTTATGTTGTAAAAGCTAGAGATGCGAAAGACACTTTTTCTAATGGTGAACAGACAGTACAATTTGCACTTGATGATTCAGAAGCAGACGATCAAGATACAATTACAAATATAAATGAAGATGGTGCTAGTTTTGCTGGTACAAAAACAGGTGTTGCAATAACTTCAGATGGTACTGGTTTAGAAATGATATTAGCTGGTGATGGATTATTTGATGATGAAACAGATTTTGATACATTAACACCTAATTTGGATCAGATTGGAGATACTATTTCAACAACTGGAACTTATGAATTTACAACTGTTGGAGATCTTGGTGCAAATAATAAAATGCCTACACATTTTATAAAAGAAATTGCAGCCACTACATTTTTAAAGAATACAGAGATAGATGCAAGAAATGAAATTGATTTATTTTCTGATATTGATGGAACAAAAATAGACGAGCCAAAAGTTGATTTATTTGTTGCCACTACTGATGATGATCCCAGTTCTGGTAGTCCTACATTTACTGCATTTGAAAAGTTCAGTAATGCTACTTTTAAAGGTAGAGGATATAAATTTAAAGCTGTATTTACTTCAACGAAACCTGATGAAAATATAAAAGTTACTACATTAAGAGCTACAGGCTCTCTTGCACCAAGAACAGAAACACAAAGAGATGGAACTTGTGTGCATACAGTTAACGGGGATTTTGTTTCTAGTGCAAGTGCTGGAACAATAACTGTAACCCCGACAACAGCAGACATTACTGGAGCAATAGTTGGAACGGATATTTTAAATGGAGATACAGTAAATTTAA